GAGGCGGGTCAGGCTGTACCTGCCCGGCGCGATCAGTTCGGCCGCGCCCGCCTGCACGATCTCCCACTGGCCAGCGGCGCTCTCGACCGCCAGCGCATTCGCGCCGCCGAACAGTGCGACGTCCGTCACGCTTTCGAGCGTCCCGGACAGGAGATCGACAATCAGCGCGTTGCCGAGATCGAAGCGGGAGGTCGGCCCAGGAAAGACGTCCAAGGCCAGCGTGCCGATCCGCGCCCGACCGCCGAAGGTGGTAAGCAACGAAAACCCATCCGTCGAGGCGCTGCGGAAGACGGCGATCTCGCCGGGCCAGGGGCTGGCATGGGCCGCGATCAGGGGGCGATGGGCGGGCTGGTCCTCGGAAATCTGCGGAATGTCCAGCATCACCACTTCCGGCGTCCCGAAAACGACGGGGCTGGCGAGCGTGGCCGGGCGGGGATCGCCGGGCGGCAGATCGTAGGCGGCCCGATCCTGGCGCACCGCCTCAACGCCCCGCGCCTCGGCGTCGGCGACGGATACCAGCCGGAACTCGACCTCACGGCCGTCATGCGCCAGCCGGATCACGTCGGCCGGGTCCAGCGCCAGTCGCGAGGGCGGCAGGCGGAAGGTGGCACTTTCCCTGCCGATCCAGGCTTCCATCAGCGCGCGGCGGCAGCGGCGTTCGGCCTCCTCGGGCGGGATCGCCATGGGGAAGGACTCGGAAGCGATGCGGGTGGTATCGACGGTGATGCGCCGTGCCTCGACCAGCGCAGCATCGTAATCTTCGTCGGCACGTGCGACCTGCCACTTCAGCGCCTGCGGCAGTTCGGTCTCCTGGCCGCGGGTCAGCTCAAAAGCCTCGCCCTCGCGAGCGGCGACCAGATCGTCGAGGGCCAGCGTGGCGACCGAGGCGCGGCCGCGCATGACGAAGCGGATCACGCCTTCGGTCTCGATGGCATCGAAGCCGAAGTGGCGGGCCAAGGTGGAAATCGACGCGCGGGGGCTTTCGAGGGCCCCGATCACATAGCCTTCGACCGCGCCCCAGAGGCCGGAGACGTCGATCAGGCTTTCCGCCAGCCCGGCGCGTGAGGACAGGTGGCGAACGAGCGCGGCAAGCGACACCGCGCCGAGCCGCCCGGTCAGCCAGTGGCCAAGCCGCCAGTTCGGGCCATCCGTCCAGATGCCGGTCAGTTCTGGAAAGAAGGGATAGGGCCGCGCATCCCAGGTCCAGGCGGCGCATTCCGGAACATGCACCATCCGGCCGCCGTAGATGGCCGACACGGGATTATTGGCCGGGGTTCCCCACCAAAGGTAGCTGGCCTCGAGATAGGCGCGCTGGATGGCGTCGTCGCGCCAGCCGCGCGAGAAGTTTGGGGTGAAACTCTCCGAAGACTTCGGGTCGAAGAAGACGTTCGGCTGGTTCGTGCCCCGGTCGATGGCGGGGCACCCAAGTTCCGTGAACCACACCGGCTTCGACTGCGGCACCCATGCCGTCGGCGTGCCGCTCTCCACCCCGCCCGGCCGGTCGAAATGCGGGTTCGACCACCAGGCCCGCAGATCCTTGGTGCGGAAGACCCAGGGCTTGCCTGCGGCACCGTCCGTGATCGAGGTGCGCAGTTGCGCCGAGCGGTCGGCCTCCGAGCCATAGAACCAGTCGAAGCCTTCGCCGCCCGCAATGTTGGCCTGCAGGTAGCCCCGGTCGTGGATGGCGGGCCAGCCTTGCAGGGCGTCGGCATGATCGAACCCGTCGCGCCAGTCGGAGAGCGGCATGTAGTTGTCGATGCCGACGAAGTCGATGTTGGCATCCGACCAGAGCGGGTCGAGGTGGAAATAGACGTCCCCGCTGCCGTCGCCCGGCTGGTGGCCGAAATACTCCGACCAGTCCGAGGCGTAGCCCAGCTTGGTGCCCGGCCCGAGGATCGCCTTCACGTCCGCCGCCAGCGCCTTGAATGCGGTGACGGCCGGATAGGCAGTGGCGCTGGAGCGGATCGTGGTCAGGCCCCGCATCTCCGAGCCGATCAGGAAGGCATCGACCCCGCCCGCCACCGCGCAGAGATGGGCGTAGTGCAGGATCATCCGGCGCAGACCCCAGTCGCCTGCGGGGCCGGTCCAACTGACGCTGTCGCCCGATACCGCGAACTGGGCCGGGGTGGCCGCGCCGAAAAAACTGGAAACCTGCGTCGCCGCGGCGGCGGTCTTGTCCGCGGTCCCGGCGTAGCCTGCCGCCGGGGAACAGGTGATCCGGCCGCGCCACGGGAAACTCGGCTGGCCCGGTGCGATTGCGTTATTGGAATAGGGGTTCGGCAGTGTGTTGCCGGGGGGCACGTCCATCAGGAGGAAGGGATAGAAGGTCACCCGCAGCCCGCGCGCCTTCATCTCGCGGATCGCCTGCACCACCGCGAAATCCGCAGGCGTGCCGCCGTAGACCGGGCGATCCTCGGCATCGCGGCTGACCAGATGCGCATTCGCCCGTGCAACGCCGTTGACGGACCAGACCTTGGGGCTGGTGACCTTCGTCGCCACTTCCACGCCCGGCTTGACCGTGCAGTTGCCCGCGCGCAGTTCATTGCCGAACCAGGCGACGACCAGGCTGACGCTCTCGACGGCCGGGGCCATGGCCTGCAGCCGGTCGAGGGCCACGACGATGTCGGCCTCATCCGGCAGCGCGTTCAGGTTCTCGGCAGAGGTCGTGCCGCCGGTGGTCTGGCCGAAGACCGTGGTCGTGGCGCCCACGGTCTTCCGGACGGCTTCGGTCGCATAGGTGAACTCGCCCGAGGCGGGGATCATCGTCACGGCCTTGACCAGCCCCTCGGCCGTATCTGGATCAGCCAGCGGCCGGAACACCTCGAAGCTGAGCTGCGGCAAGCGATTGCCGTAGGTCGCAAGCGCCAGCTCCTCGAAGACGACATAGGCCGTGCCGCGATAGGCGGGCGTATTGGCCGCTCCCATCTTGGCCGCGATGAAGGGATCGGCCGCTTGCACCTCGTTGCCGGGATACCAGCGCCAGGTGACGCCGGAGAGGTCCATCGGCTTGCCATCGGCCCAGATGCGACCAATGCCGGTGATCGGCCCCTCGCACAGGGCGACCGCGAATGACGCATAGTACAGATACTCGGTCGTCCGGACCCTGCCGCCCCCGCCGCCCTTGCCGCCGCCTTGCGTCGTGGTCCTGGTCTCCTCGCGGAAATCCGTGGCCCAGATGATGTTGCCGCCGATGCGCATGCGGCCGAAAAGCCGGGGGATGATGGCACCTTCGGTCGCGGAGGTGATGCGCAGGCTGTCGAGCCGCGCCCCCTCGATCTTTTGCGCCGGGGTGAGCGAGGACACGATCCAGCTGTCGACGACCGAGCCGATGGTGGAGCCGATGAAACCGCCGATGGCGGCCCCGGAAAAGCCGAGGATCGCGCCGCCAAAGGCCCCGCCGATGGCGGACCCGACAGCGCCGAGGACAAGGGTGGCCATTGCGTAAACTCAGGGTCCGAAGGGTTGGGACGTCAGCGTGCAGGGAAGAGAAAGGCGAAGGCGATACGGCGTCGCCAGGCAGGTGTCAGCGGTTCCTCGATCACGCCTAGCCGCTCGTAGGCATGGAGGAAGGTGGCGGGCGTGGTGAGGATGCCCACATGCTTGGCGATGGCGCGGGGCATCATGCGGAACAGGATCAGCGCACCGGGTGGCGCATCGGCTGGTGCGATCTCCGGCATCATCCGTCGTGCGCCTTCGGCCAGCACCTCGCGTGGCCCGGTCTCGCCCCAATCGCGGCTGTAGGGCGGGATCGGGAACGGCTCCGGGCCGACGACTTCGCGCCAGACACCGCGCGCCAGGCCGAGGCAGTCGCAGCCGACCCCGCGCAAGCTGGCCTGGTCGTGATAGGGCGTGCCGAGCCAGGAACGTGCTATGGCGATGACCCGGGAAAGATCGGCGGTCGGGACGGGCACGATCACAGCACAGCTCCCTCATGGTTGCCGTCCCTGGTGGCGTAGCGCAAGACCGTGTCCTGGCCCGGGATGTGCGGGAAGCCCCGGAAGTTGGCGACATTGGCGAACTTCGTCCCGCAGGTCGCGATCCGCTTGTCGCAGCCTGCGCGGATCACGAAGGCATCCGTCGCCATGATCGGGCGCACCGGCGCTTCCAGCAGGGTCAGGATCGCCACCCCGTCGACGAGGTCATGCGACAGCACCTCGACCCGCCGCCCCGCGTTTGCGCCGGTCGACCATTCGACCAGTCCGAAGGCGAACCAGCCCGCCGCGAAGGCACCGAGGCCGCTGGCGGTGAAGGTCCGGTCGCGCAGCACGTCGATCACTGCGCCGGTGCCCCTGAACGCCGGGGCCTCGAGGTTCACGCCGCAGCGCGCATCGCCAAGCGTGGCGTCGCAGGTGGCCTGGAACGTCCGCCCCACGGTCTGTCCGAGCACATGCGCCAGCGACCGCACCTCGGCGACGAAGGCCAGCCGCCCGCGCCGGATCTGGCCGATGGCCCCCCGCCGCATCAGCACGCGCTCCACCGGGTTCGCCCAGTTCACCCGCCAGACCTCGACCGCCGCATTGTCCCACCGGCCGTCGAGGATGTCGGTCTCGGTGATCCGCTCCGACGACAGCACGCCTTGCGCGTCCTGCGCGTCCACCGACAGGTCGGAGCCCGAGCGCACCTCGGAGGCTGTCAGCCCGCTTTCCGGTTCGAACGCGGTGCCGTCGAAGGTGAGGGTCCGGTCGTGGTCGGTGAAACCGAAGGTCACGCCATCGGCCCGGGTGATGCGCCAGCACCAGGCGAGGGTCGTTGTCCCCTCGTCGAGATGGGCCTGCAGCGCGGGCGGAAGTGATTTCATGGCCGGTCTCCGCGCGCCGCTGCCACACAAAGCGCGACGACCGACATGCCGATGGCACCGCCCAGGACCAGACCCGCGAGAAACTCAATCATCGCCGCGGAACCCGCGTTCGATCCGGTCGCGCAGTCCGATCAGGCCGAGACCGAGGAACAGGAGCCCTGCAGGCGAG